CTTGCAATCTGTAGGAAGCTAATAAGACGTTGGGATCTAACTTCGTTCTTCATAAAGCTTTCTGTGCCTCTAGCTCTAATCTCTAGATCACCTTTTATCTCTGGATCAAAATCAAACTGCATATTAAATGCAAACAATGCTTCACCCATTGGACGTAGCATATAGTCATCCATATTTTTAATTACTGTACGGATAGCATTACTGGCTGCACCCATTAACATAGATATACCTGATGCAGTTCTACCTGTACCCTGTCTGTCCGTATGAATATGATGGAAGTCCTGATGACTCGTCAGACAATACTCTTGCTTTATCAAATAACATCATATTTTCACTTGACACGTTTGGAAACTTAGTACCAAATATAGCTTGACCTGGCGCACCACCCTGTCTCCTAAATATCTTACCAGGATATACTGTGAGATCCTGACCAGGTGCTAGGTTTGTCTCATCAACTTCAATCAATAGATTACCAGATAAGATAGCATTGTCAACAGCTAATCTCATAAAACCATTCATTAATGTTTGGGTATCGTCCATGTTTTCTGCTAGACCTACACCAAAGAAACTGTATGGGTTGATCTCGTATGGACTTGCAACGTATGGGATACGCTTTGGTACGAATGGGTTTATAACTAACCTTAGTATTTGATTGTTACATACCCAACAGTTAATCTGTATCTCATCATCTTTAATTTCGCTTTCGGGTATCTCTAGTCCTTGGCTTTCTGCTATTTCTCTATCTATTGTACCCCAGAACTCTAGTACTTCAAATCTCTCAACATCTCCACCATAACTAGCAAAACCTTCTCCACCAAAGTCTGATGAAGTCTCATTATCTGTTAAGCTATCTTCCCACCACTCACGACTATAATCTTCACCTTCTTTGATAGCTGCTTCAATAGACTTACCTCTAAAGAATGGACGCTTCTTTAATGCTCTAAGTTGTGATCTGGTTAGTCTGTGACGCTCAACGACATACACACAGTCTTCTATACTATACGAATCTGGATCAGGATAAAAATCCCAAACAGATGTATATTCTACTTTAGGTACAGTTTTAATTACTGGATCGTATGTACCATCGTCTTCCCAATTTGGATATTCTTTATCAAAAGCAAATGGGCCTTTCATAATGGCAGTACCAAACAATACACACTCAAACACAGAATGTCTAAGATGTTTAGTCGCTGCTGATTCTTCTAGTTGATCTTTGATTTTCTTTTCCATCTTCTTAGCTGCAACCATAGCAGGATGGAAAGTAATAGCTGATTGTGTTTGACCTGGGCCTTCTTTAAGCCCTTCTAAATCTTCTAGCTTATCTTCTAACGCACCAAGTTTATCATTCAGTATAGCTGAAGTATCACCTGGTTCTAAATCGTTACCATCACCAGGAAAACCATATATACTCTTAAACTCTTCAAAGGCTTGTTCTTGTTCTTCTTCTTTGGGATCTATATGTACACTATCATATACACCTTCAGGAAGTGTGGTTGGTTCTACACCAATAGGAAATCTATTCTGACTAAATAGAACATCTATAATCTGACCGTATGCTGCAAGAACTTTTGTCTTAGTTACTTTAATAAATACGCGAGATTTTTCTGTTTCTGTGAACTGTACGTCAGGTCCATATATACCACGATAGTTTCTATATGCTTGTACCCATCGTTCTTCATCTGTATATCTGCCAGTTCTGGCTCTTTCATACCTAGCTTTAACATAACTAACTAGATTAACGTAGGACTCTTCTGTATTCTCTACATCATCTAGTACTACTATATCATTATCATCTGCCATATTTTTTCCTTATGTTAGTCTTTTGAGTATGCGGCCCATACAAATACACCAACAGCTAACATTAATGCTAAAACTATAAGTGTTATTACAAAAATCTCCATATTAATATCCAAATACTGAATCAGATGGTTGATATTTAATCTTTGGAGTATTCTCGTATGCTGTGCGTATATTGGTTGGTCTTGACATAACCATATACCTTAACGCATCATATAAGTGATCTTCAGCTTTAGTATCAACATCTTCAGGATTACGAGAGTCCACTGGTAAAGCTGCTAACTGACTAATAAGATTTCTACAGTTTTGCATTATAACTATGCTTGGTTCTTCTGTTTCTTCATCTATCATAAATCTTTTGTGCAATTCTATTTTACCTGCAACCCTAGATCCTGGTGATCTATCTGATGGTCTAAATCTACATCCTTCTCTATTTAAAGTTTCTGCTATTGATGGTCCTGCATCACCTCGTCTAGCCCAACAAGAGCTATCTAGCAATGCATCTTGTATTCTACCATCACCTTCTTCTACTTCCATAATCATCTGACCTAACTTATCAGCAGTCAAACGGTTAACGTACAACTCTCTATATATCCACAGACAACCATCAAAATCAACAGCCCCCCATAAAATAGCGGAGTGGGCTGCGTATCCGAAGTCGGCTGCTCTAATCTTCGTCCAGCCCTTCGGAATCTCAAAACTTTCGCACGTATGCACCGTCTTATCAAACTCAGGAAATGCACCTTCTTCAACTACATCCCAATCGCCATATAAGAACTGCTTCCTCTTAACTTCAGGTAGAGAAGCAAGCATTGCAACATAACTACCATCTTGTGTCAAGTATGGATTATCCCATACAGACGCTGATATAAACTTTCTAGTTATCTCGCTAGTTAGTGTTCTACCTTCTAACTCGTATTCTATTTTCTCAGTTACCCTAGTATTTGGTTCAGCAGGATCTATGAACATCTTCTTAACCCAAGCTGATCCTACGTTACCAGGGTTTCCTGTAGCCCTCATGTGTAAAGGAATAGTAGGATCTGTAGTACGCAATGATGATCTCAAGAACTGCCAGATATCAGGATTTGCATACTGTGGTAACTCATCTACTCCAATCCAAGAATATGATTGACCTTGATATCTTAACACATCCTGTAAGTTTTCACAATAACCAAACTCTATTCTTGCTCCACTAGGAAAGTACCATGTATTCTCTTGGCTTTTCCATTTAGCTCCAGGCACAGCTTTCGGATATAGTTGCTGCGTCTGAAATATAACATCTCTTAATTCAGGCATAGAACGTCTAATTAATAATGCTCTATGCGATGATTTATGAACAAACCTTAATGGTGCTATAAGTAAACTATACGTCTTACCTCCACCTCTTGCACCACCATAAAATACTTCTCTCTCATTAGCAGATAAAAATTTTGTTTGTGGACCAGGGTTTGCTCTAAATGCAACTTCAGGTTCAGATGCAGTCTGATCTGTAAAATCTAATACTTCTGGTTCAACAGTATCTTTTTTTAATGCTTTATTTAATCTTCGTTTTGCTTGATCTGCTTTGATTCTAGTTTGCTTTTCTGTGTTTTTGAGGTCTTCAATCTTTCGCTGTCTGGGAGATAATAAACGTCTGCGAGACTTTCTCCGATCTTCCAACTCCTCTTTAGTCCATGCCAACTTGTGTAACCTAGTAGCAGACAATTTTCTACCAGTTTCATTTTCTAACCACGATGCTACTTTCCTAACCGAATGACCCCCTTCACGGATTTGTACAATCGCACTATCGAGTCGTTCAAACGCTTCAAGATCTGGAATATACCATCCTGAACCTTTTGTATCCACAGTGTGATCGTAACCCCAAGGCTTTCTGCCCACTGCTTTAACTTTTGTACGTGTTGCATTATCCCTCCGTTTGGTCATTGTCTTCCTCAAGAGGTGGTAGTATTACTACAGCAGAAGTAGCACCTTTATGTTCTATCTTCTCTGTCTTAACAATACCTGCTCTATCTAGAATTTCTTTTGCTGCTGCAAGTCTCTCACGATTACCTAGTGCGCTAGGATCATCAAGAACGCCAGACATAGACAGCACCGCTTTAGGTGCATTAGCAGCCAACATATTTTCTGCACGTTCTATGATTTCTGATTTAAGTGTACGTATAAGTCTAGCAGGATACTCTGTTGATGCATACCCTGCAATATTCATAGCTTGGCGAAAGTTACCATTAGCCTCGCCAAACAATGCATTTAAGAATGTCTCCTGTTGTTCAGTCATCAGTAACCTTTCTTATACATTCCACCTCGTTTAGTGAAGCCACCTTCTCTAGCACCATATCGTTTTTTTAGTGTACTTCCACCACTACGGAAGTTAGCACGATCTGTATCCATACCTTCATCAGTAGAATCTACAGTAATTTTACCAAGTGGTGTATCATATTCTCTTTTGCCTTGAATAAGCAGTTGTTCTTTTACAGACTCTGCTCTACCTTTAGGTTTATTAAGTTGGCTTTGTTGTCTTCTAGTTTCACCTTTTAACTCATTTACTATTTTTTCACCAATACCTTGTTTTCTTTTACTACCTGCGCTTGACCCTATTTCAGATCCTGCTTTAGGTTTTGCTTTAGGTTTTTCTTTTTTGGTG